ATTTTAGCATTTTTCCACAAAGAATATTAGCTTCTCTTATAGAAACAGTGTCTTTGATAATAGTATCATCGTTTACTGCTATCAGAGTAGACATGTCCGCATATAAACAAGATAATCTAAAAAAATCTCCTTTTTTATTTTCAGCATTAGAACTTTGTAATATATCTACAATTGTTTTGGTTTTTGCAAACAATTCTGTATCAGTAGGAGCATCTGTAACTGGCGTACTAATAGTCGCATTTGTATTCGACATATTAATATTACTTATAAGACTTGGTTGTAACAAACCAATACCTATTAAAACGATAGCAATAAAAAATAAATATTTATTTTGCATGATGCTATTTCTTTTCTTCTTTAGTTGGATCAATACAAACCATAGGGCTCAAGTATGGGAACATTTGATCAGCTACTTCAACAGCTTTTGTGCAATTGCTTTTTGCTGCAAGATCTCTTGTCTGTTTCCATGATACAACTAGATCAAAAAACAAATCTTTGTTTGTTGTAGAGTTAACAGCTTCTACTTCTACAGGCTTGGTCACAACAGAACTGTTTTTATTGTTTACAAATTTATTTATAAATTCACTCACCAATTTTTGTACTGGACTTAGTTTATCTTTAAATAACACCCAAAGAACAATGCCTACTCCAGCATATAATGCAAGATCCTGTGGGCGAAGTTTGTTGCTAAATTCACTAAATGATTCTGTAAAGTTCATATTATCCTCTCTTGCTTATAGATGATTAATGTTTAACGCATTTAAGGCTTGATCTGTTGGACTATCCAAAACTTTTTTCTGTAAAAACACCCCTGTTTGCCTAAATGTAGTTACCAAAGCATCTATGCTAGCACTAACCAAAATCATTAAGAATGCCTTGACATACTTATGTATAATAGGCTCTAAAAGATTTGGTACAACAGGAATATCTACTACTAGGAATATTTTATCATAAAAACTAGATAGTAGAGTCATGGCCAATTCTTTTTTCTCTGGACTTTTTAGATCAGTTCCCAGCTTTTCTATTATTTGTATTACGCTTGCTGTTGCTACTTGTAGAATTTTCCACGCTTCGCTTACCGCTAGTCGTTTTACGTTTAGTAGGCTTTCTTTTGCTCTTATTATTAGTTTTTCTACTTCGTTGGTTATCAGTTCTTTGCTGTTCATCATCTTCTCCTTCTCGTGGGCTAGGGTCATTACTTTTTTTATTTTCCTCTTCTAATTGTTTAGTTTTTTCATATTCTATTTTAGTTTGTTTTCTGCTAGTAATATATTTATATAATATAGCAAATTGTCCACCAATAAGAATACAACTTTCTACAGCATGACTAACATTAGATATTAATTCTTCTTTTTGACTATGATCATTCAATATTCCCATCAAATATAAACCACTAAATATAAAACTAACAAAAGTAAACCAAAATTCAGTAGTTCTATATCCCGGTTTTCTCATATTTCAATTCTCCATTTTATAGGGTATTACCAAATTAAATTAGTTAGCAGTATCTCCAGTATAGTATCTAGGATCATCAAGCCTAGTATCATATTTATTTTCAATACTACTTATTGTGGGATAGTTTTTAACATAAGTATCAATAGTCTGAATTCCTGTTGGAGAAACAAGAACTACTGATGTTCCGTTTTTAACAGCTATTCCACTAATTGCTGCTTGTATATCATTAGCCATAATTAATTATTACCTTTCTATTCTGTCTTCTAGTGCTTCTAAAGTTTTACCAAGAGTAGCAATTTGAATTTTGAGTTCATTCATAACTTCGGTATTTTTTTCTAGTGCTCTAAAAATTGTTGTATTAGCTTCTTTACTATCATTTAATCGTTCCATAATGTATTGACGATCTTTAACATATTGACTTTGATTCATAATCATTTCTTCTACTTCTTTTTTAGTTGCTAAATTACGTATGAAGGTTGTCCAAAAACCAATTAATGCTATGATTATGCTAACCATGGAAGTAGTAAGATTTTCGAAGAAAGATCCGACAGTATTAGGATCAGACATAGATCTACCTTTCTTTGTCAAAATAAAAAAGCCAGAGATGCCTGCACATCCCTGGCTTCTCGTATTTAATTATACACCTAAAATAAGATTAGGTATTTTTCGCAGAATAATCTACAGAAACTGGTGTTTCCTGACCTAATTTGTAGGTAAGTTCACCGGGGGTTCCTCTGGTTGGTGTTGCGGCTTCGTCTGTTGATGTTGCTGATGTAGTGTCATTAGCAATATCCCAGAAATTATCAACAGCTGTTGTTGGAGTTGTGTTCCATGTGCCACTATAGATATTCCAGTAACCAGCTCTAATTGCTGTTGTTGTTCTGGTTGTTCTGACCTTTTCTTGACGATGAATACTTCTGCGAGAACCTAGGTCGGAACCGCCACTACGTAAGAATGTATTACTTACAGAACCAGCTAGTGTATCTGTTAATTTAACACCGATTGGTTCAGCATTATTATATGCGAAAGTGCCACTAGCGAGAGCAAGATCAGCGTAATCTTTGCTGGCATTTGAAACGACAGTAGAACCGAACACACCCTGGTTGTCTCTGCCTAATGATCTGTTATCTAATACTGTGGAGGACGAGCCAACGTTAATAGCCGTTCCGCCATTATTAACGGTGCTGGTTCTTGTTACGGCTGTTGAACCGTCTGTTTGTACTGTTGCCATTTTAGTCTCCGTATTATGGGGTGATTTGTATATACGGTATATTTTACCCCAAAAGTCTATATTTTGTTGATTTTTTGATATATCTTTTCAAGAGTATAAATATTAGTAGTTTTATACCCATATATTTGTTGATTATTTAATACCATATCGATCTGCTCATCTGTCCAAGCACTACCACTAAAAATAATATTAGTTTTAGGATTTTTTTGATGAACAAGCATACCAGCTAAGATATTGTCGCTAATATTGTCAATTAAAAAATTAGCTGATGGATATATTACACTAATATCGAACTCATTTAATATTGATGCTGCTTTATAAAGCAATTCAGGAGCAAATATTTTATATTCTAGAACACACCTAGCTCTAACATTATTTTGTGTGCATAAACCCACATAAATTTCAAGTTCTTTGCGTAATTTATCATATTTACGATTACACAATAAAGGACTAGCCATAACTAGTTCGATTATATCAGCACCGTCTTTTATAGCTTGTTCTATTGATAATATTCTTGAAGCACTTTCTGTCAAACCAAAAGGATAATCAATAACACAACTTAGTTCAGTTCTACCAAAAACAATTGGTCTAATAGTTCGAACATAATAAGGCAGTACAGAAACAGAATGAGGCTGGAAACTTAAAGCTTTTTTTATAAGCTCTTTGGTTTCAGTTTCGTTAGTGGCAAGATCATAGTATCCGTATTCTAGAATTTTCATTTGATTTTTGCTTTTATACTATCGATATTAGGAAATTTTCTACTCCCTAATACACCATCAGCAAATCCATAATGAACAGCTTCCTCTGCGTTTAGTATCCAATCGCTTTTATTGGCCAACTGAGACACGATATGTTTTTTAATAATAAATTTATTCCAATTTTTTTCTTTAGCTATTGGACTTGTACAACATCTCTCTGTGAAAATATCTATCATTTTAGTAGATTCTTTTTCACTCCATTGCAAACTACTCATTGCTGCTTTATGTTCATTATCAATCATTAAAGAGCCATAATGTATAAGCACATGGGTATTTGGCATTAATATTCTTTTAAAAGCAGCTTGGAAAATTAAGCTGCTAGCAGATTCTACTTTTGCATAGGCTAGGATAATGATTTTGGATTTAGAATATTCGATAGTATCATAAATTCCTAAACCGTCCTCCCAAACTCCTCCCGGCAAATGCATATGTACTAGAATAGGATCTGAGGATACAGAATTAAGATATCTAACATTCTTAGCAAAATTTACAGCACATTTATATTCAACACCGCCTTCTTCATCATAATCAAAAGATGAATGTAAGTAAATTTCTCTATTACGAGTATCTATTTGATACGTATGGATATTATATAATTCAGATTCTAATGTATTAACCATGCTCATCTAGATATCCATATATGTTATTGGTAATAGAAGACATAACTTCTGAGGGCTTAAATAATTTAGCGATACCAATACGAAAACGATATCGAGTAAAAACATCTAAAGTTTCTACTCCTTCTATGTTTTCAATAATTTGAGAAACTTGTTTAGAAATATTAAAGTTGGTATGACCTATCCAAAAATTAAAAATTTTACTAGCAGAATTATATTCATCGTATGGTACTATACCCATAGGAGTAATAATAGCTTTAACTTGTTGTTTATGAATAATTTGTTCATTATCATCTAAGTCGCTGTCTTCTGAGTTAGATTCATTTTTATCATCATTAATATCATCAACAAAACTGGGTTCCTCCAAAAGATCTTCCAAGGTTTCGTGCAAATCATTGTCATCGGATCCCATAAAAGGATCCTTCCATTTTTGCCATACCACAGATGGTTTGCTTAAATATGTCATACTATATGATAGGCAAAACACCCGTCATCTCAAGAGGGTTTATGGAATACCTGAGAGGGCTTAACTAAAGCATCATGATTATCATGATTTTGATGATTTTTAAGAAAATTAATTTCAGCAATTTTATAGAATACATTTTGAGCAAAAAGCGTATCCATAGGGTTCTCTGTCTCGTGATTTTTCAATGTGTCAATAATGTCTTTAGAAAGAAAACCTGAGTTCAAAGCGTCTATCATCATAGCATAGTGATTGGCCAAATGGCTCATAATTTTTTTATTATCATCATTAAATTCTGGCCAACTACAAATAATATTTACTGTTCCATCAAGATTCATTTGAATTTCGAGGGAACAAGGAGATTCTTTTGTTGTAGGTGTTTCTTTATGTTGATTTTTTTTATATAAAAAATTTTTTTGATCAAGTAATTGTTTTATGAGATTAAGCATTTTATTTATTATATTATGCGTAATTTCTAATACTCGTAAGACCCTTTTGAATATTTTGTCTAATAGCTTCTCTTGTCACACCATATTGTTTGCCAATTTCTAATAATGTTTTATCTTCAAAATAATATTGATGTATTTGATCTTTTTGTTTACTGGTTAAAATATCTGAATTTAATAAATCATAAATATTTTTTTGTAGTAAATCTTTTTCTTCTTTTTCTGAGACTATTTCTGAAGGATCAGAATTATAATCCGGCACATTGTGTAAATAACTCTTATCTTCGCCAGCGGCATGATCAATAGAAATTTGCCTATTTTTCTTTTTATATTTTTTACTCACATATGTTTTCATGGCCCATAATCCACATTGATTACGATAAGAATATCTTGTTTTTGACTGACCGTTATGCCCCTTACGGTCGGCATCCCATCTCCAGTCCGCTATCATTAATGCTTCTGCTATTTCTGATATTGCTTCCTCATTATTTAGTAGTTCATTACGCAATCCACTATAAAAAGATGAAGAAAATTTCGAAATAACTTTCTTAGCTAAAAGCGTATATGTATCCAAAGTTTCATAATATAAGTCCATAAATTATCCTTCCTTAAAATAAAATTAGTGAGTTCGACCGCAAGAACATGCAGTTGAAACATTTCCGCATTTTGCACATACTGTGTTAGTTAATTTTTTCCATTGCTCTTTGTTTGGCCTGTCTTTATCTCCCGGTTTTGCTGGTCTATAATCATCTCCTTCTCTTTGTCTTTTTCGTCGAATATTTTCCCATAAACCAGGACGATCCGCTGCTGATACATTATCGGCAGCCTCGCTGACATACATGATGAAATCATGGATTGTTCTCATGTAGTCCTCTGTGATTGCAATTTTACCCTGTAGCCAGCTTTCTGTCAAGTTTTCTTTTACATGGGGCATCTCAAGGGAGTTTAAAATTTCGTTGGCGTGAGTAGCTATGGCTCTCAAAGAACCAAGACTCATTTCATAAAAGTCTTTTTTATACTCCATCATTTCCATTTCTGGACTTTCATCTTCCATATCTTCTATTTCTGTAAAATCCATTTCTTCTTCTGCTTTCGATTTCTTGATATTTAGTTTTTGTTTATCTTTTAACTCGCCTTTTTTTTGGTATGCAGCGTTAAGTTCTGATAAAATTTCGTTTTTACGATTAAACATTTGATTCCCTTTCATAATAATTTTTTAATTCTTTGTAGATAGAAGATACTAATAAGTAAGATGCGGCATTGTCGCTGGGAAAATGAACCCCTTGTTTTATTCTAGCATAACCAACTTTTTCGGTTAATTTTTCTAATTCACCATCCAAATTAGGATAGATATCTTTTATCAAAAGTTCTGCTAATTTAGCATAAGCCACATGACCGGAAGGGTATGATGGCGTTGAATGTGTTCCGGTATTCAATATGTTAATATCTTTATTATAGAGTTCTGCTATTTGATTTGGTCTTGGTCTATTATGATAGAATTTAAGATCTAGTATTATATCATATAATATATGATACATAATATCGAATTCTTTTTGTGGAAATTCTAAATTCTTATTTTGTAAAAATGCCTTATATAAAACTAACGGGTCTTTATCTATAGCTAAGATAGTTTTATCTGTTTCATTGTTGCGGGCGCTTGCGGTTTCTATTACTTGATCAAGTTCCTTTTTTGTAGAAAGACTATCGTTTGCTGGTGGAGTATCAATAACAAAATAGTCAAAAGGAATTTTTTCTTCTAATTGTGTTGGTCTATCATGGTATCTGAGATCTTTATATGTAAGATCGTGTAATTTCTTTTTTTTGTTGGATAATAGTATATCTTGAATAATTGAAATTATATGAAACACAGTTATACCTGTAGAGTTAAGAAATTTTCTAATCCCAGTTGTTCAATGAGCTTCAAATAGCTTTCGTATAATTCAATACCTTTCTCGCTACCTTGTAGTAATGGAATCATAGTATTGGCTGTTAATTCATCTCCTACTGCACGAGCAGCTGTAATAGTTTCTCTTTCAGTAGCAGCGGCTTGTCTAACTGAATTAAGATTATATCTAATCATAGCTACCATATCATGGCGAGTCCATGATGGAGGATTTACAGATAGAGGTTGATAATCAATATCAAAAAACTCAAGTCTTTTAAGATTAACAGCAGCGTGTTGTTGTTCTTCTATGGCATCGGCCAACAAAACTGCTGCTAGTTTTTTATATCCCCAGCGTTCTAGATGTACAGCTTGTGCTGTTAATGATGTGGTCTGCTGCCAGTGAATATTTAGGGATTGTTTTAATAATTCTATAACGGTGTCACTAGAATACCCAGTAACTTCTTGTGAAATTGATTTGTCGTTCATTTTAGAAACCTCGTATTTATTCAGTAGATTCTCTATATCCATAGTATCACCATGCCTTGCAAGACCAATATCTTGCTTTCCATTTTGGGCCAGGATTATCACAGTTGTGCCTTGCTCTAAAACTTCTTCGACGCTCTGGAATATTCTTTTTAATTTTCATATTCGGATCGCCAAAATTTACTTTAACAACATTTCCTTTTTCATTTTTTACGTATACGCTAAATTTTTTAGGACCATCTGGAGTTCTAAATGGTTTGTTTAGTGTAACTTTTTTACCTTGATATTCCGAAGCTATAACATTATTGTCTTCGTCATATATTGTTCCGCACTCTACTTCCCATGTAAACTCATCCCATTCATCATCCCATTCACAATTATTTGCTAATAATTGATTATGAACATCTTGGATAAGACAATTTTGACCCTTTTTCTTAGTTTGACTAATACATATAGCCACTCTTTGTTGTGTACTTGGATAGTCTTTCTTCATAGTTTCATTGCCCATACAGCGAGCAATAAATTTCTGACTATCTTCATTTGTTTCTGGGGATGGTATGGGCATATATTTCTCCTTAATAAGATTATACTATTTTTACACCAAAAAATTAGCCCTATTTCAGAGATGTTGCTACTATTCTAGGACAACTTTAGAAATTTGATCAACAGTATTATCCCAGGAGTATTTTTCAGCGGTTTTTACCCCATTTAGATTATTATTAATTTCATTAGAATAGACGTATCTCATGTAGTCTATTGTTTGATCTATTTGTTTTTTTTCAAGTTTTGCCCAATGGGCATCATTGTTTCCAAAGAACCATTTGTTATCTATTGCTAGTTCTGTTTCTTCAATGTCTATTAAATAACTATTGTCATTAGTACAATATTCTGTGTGAGCAGAATAATTTGAGACTATCACTGGTTTATTCATAGCCATAGTTTCCAATAATTCCATATTCCATCCCTCTCCACGAGAAATATAAATACCGCAATTAGAGTAAGATATAATCTCTGCGACATCTTTATGAGATGGAAGCCTAGGGAATACTTTAATTTTATTGCTTAGTTTTGATTGTTGTACAAGATTCAGCCATACTTGTTCTTCTTGTTGGTTTAAAAATCCATTATGAGTTAATAGCCATAGTTCTACGTTATCATTAGGACTAAAAGCTTTATTAAAACAATCAATAATTGTATCATGGGCTTTTCTCTTTTCCCATTTTCCAATCGTGCAAAAAACATAATTGTTTGTCTGTTTCGCATCTACTGGATGAAAGATGGTAGTATCAACACCAAGAGGCGCAACGGATATTGGTTTTTTAATTTGATTATTTAGTAATACATTCTTTGCCCACTCACAAGAAACAATAAGATGATCAGGAAAATTAAGATGATAAATATCATTTGTAGAAAATTTATCAAGTTCAAAAAATGGAAAAGCAGTATATTTACCACTGCCTATTCTTTCTAATAGTTGGAACTGATGCCAAATTTTTAATACTGGAGTATTATATGGCATAGATACTTGATTAGCTAAACATAATTTTATTAGATCTACGTCTAATTGATTATCTATATGTGGTTGACCTATAGGCAACAGAGATATTTGTTTATCTGAGGTGGCCTTTTTCAGAAAGGACTTTAGTATATTGATACTAGCATATCCGTAACCAGTATAACCTATTGGAGCAAATATTTGTAACATTATATGAAAATCCTATTATGAGTATCATTAACTATTATAAAAGTTGTTTTTTTACCAAAATCTTTTATATTTTCTGCTCCTATATATGTGCAAGAACTTCTTAGTCCTCCTAAAATATCTTTTATTGTATCCTCTGTTGTTCCTTTGTAGGGGATTGACACACATTTGCCTTCACTAGTTCTATATTCAGCAACTCCGCCATTATGTTTATTCATGGCTTCCTTACTACTCATGCCGTAAAACTTGAGTGATCTTTTTCTTTTATCTGTTGATGTATTGTATCCATGATCAGCAAGTCCCCATTGTTCTTGTAGAACTTTACCGCTGTTATCAACTATGGCTCTACGATATTCATATTCCCATTCTCCTTCGCAGCAATCTGTTCCGGCCAACATTCCACCAAGCATAACAAAGTCACTATTTCCGCCAAAAGCTTTGCAGATATCTGCAACAATTTTACATCCCCCGTCGCTACAAATATGACCCCCTAATCCATGTGCAGCATCGGCGCATTCCATTACAGCACTTAGTTGAGGGTATCCTATCCCGGTTTTTAATCTCGTGGTGCAAACACTGCCTGATCCTATACCAACTTTGACTATATCCACACCACCATGAAGCAATAATTCTTCAACCATTTCTGGTGTGACAACATTTCCTGCCATAATAATTACTTCTGGATACAAATCTCTAATGTGTCTAACTGCTTTAACAAATTTTTCACTGTATCCGTTAGCAACATCAATACATATATTCGGGAATCTAGATCCCAGATTTTGTAGCCCAAAACATACTTGATTAAGTTTGTCTATGTCATTTTTATTGATACCCGTAGAATAAAAAATATGATTTGTATATTGTAATGCATTATAAAACTCTACAAAATTTTCTACTGTATAGTGCTTATGTAAACAGGTTAAACATTCGTATTTATTTAACTCGTTTGCCATAGCAAATGTGCCGGTTGTGTCCATATTCGCTGCGAATAAAGGAACGCAAGATAATGACCTATTAGAGTGTAAAAACTTAAATGTTCTGGTTAAAGAAACTTCTGCTCTGCTTCCTAGCCTGGATCTTTTAGGCCTGATAAGAACATCATCAAAATTTAATTTTGTGCCATTAATAATTTTTTGCATAATTCTTATTCTCTAATGGAATTCTTTCCTTCTCTAAATATATAGTTAGGCCCATAGTCTATAAAAATCTCATCACCAGCTTTAATATGACTATCAGCTATGCACTTTCCATAATAATCACCGTAATCGATAAATAATTTAGCATTTGGTTTATCTTGATGATTATATATTCCACCATATCCGAATCTCATAAATATAACATAGCCATGTTTCTTGCATTCTTCACACTCACAATATTTTACAGCAGAGTAATCTAATACCCTGGCGTCTCCTTGGTAATGCGTACGAAAAGATAATGGTATTATAGGAAAAACTTCAACAGTTTCTTCTGGATAAAAATCCTTGTCTGCAAAAACACCTATTCCATGAATCTGAGATGGCCTAACCGATAAATTTTTTGAAGAAAAAAGAATATCTTTTTTTTCTGCTTGACTAACTGATGTTACAGATGGGGTAAACTTTTGATGTTCTGACATTATATTATCCTTTATGGTTAAAAAACACCCATCTATTATTGGTTATGTTCTGAGTATTGTAATTATTATTGATATCTAAAAGATATGACATCATTTCTTTCCAGTCATTAAATATTAGTTGATGCGGTATAGTTCCGAATAGCCAATCGGGTGCTGATATTTTTCCCTGTACCATATGAATTAATATTGGTTTCTTTTGTCTGTTTGCCCAAAAAATTTCTTCCAGAGTTCCGCATGGATGGGTGTCTATATCTAGATTTACAATTAAAAAATCACTAACGTCTACCATTCTTAGGTCTACGGATCTAATTGTTTTCATTAATTCTGATAGAGTGTCGTAGTCTTTTTTTTCTTTCAGTCTTTTTTTATACGACGCTATTGATTCGTCTTCAGCACCTAAATTAGTTGGTTTTTTAAGAGGATTAAATACCTCGACCCCTAAACTTTCTAAAAATGGAGTAATATAGTCTCTCCATTGTGTGCCTCTGTCTGGAACTCTATCAATAGCTCCAGCTAAATAACATCTTTGATGCTTTAATCTACAGGTAGTCATTTTATCTAAATAAACAGTCTAATAAATTCTTAGATTCTCTGTATTGTTTTTTTGATGGGTTATGCAATTGGCTTAATCCGTCTATCAGACCACAGATTATAGCCAGCGAAAATAGTAATTCTAACATATTATTTTTGATTATGGTTTGGTAAATAAATATAAACTTCCATAGGTGTCCAAATATCTTCAATCAAATTTTCAATAAAATTCCAGTCGCCACCAGCTAATCCGCTCCCAAATTTAGGTGCATGGATTTGCACTTTGGTAATATCGTCCTGTTTTACTAACTGTGATGCAAAGTTTTTAACATCTTCCATACAACGAGATAAAGAACCATAATTAATAGGTCTAAGATTTTTTGGTGATCTAATACCGTTTTGGGCTATCATATTGGATATGTATAACTTATGACCGTAGGCTTTATTATGCGCTACTAAGATATGTTGTACATTTCCTAAACTTGCTTTCTTGCCCAGAAGATGAAAATTCTCTTTCACGGACGGGAATCTTTCTGCTATTTGTGCGGCAAATCCTGCTGAGAAAAGATTTGTATTATTGCACACATGCGGGATAATAACACTGTTTCCGTTATGTTGGCCCTCAATGCAAGCAAATGCTTGAGTAAAAATATCTTGTCCATTTCTAATAATATTGATATTATTGAGTGACTTGTTAGTATTAGAATATTTAGTTGTCATATTTCTTTCCTCCATTTACCCAATGGGCATTCTTGATCAGCCCAAGCAAGTTTATTCAAAAAAATTTTTTTTGTACTCAAATTGCATCCACACATCATACATGTGGAGTCCTTTGTATTATACATATCGCACGATTCGGAGCAAATCTTGAATCTTTTCTGGATTTGTTCTAATGTGCATTTTGGGAATCCAAGCCAAATATGAAACCATAAAGACTTAAAGAATGTTTTTATTTTTGTCAAAGTCGTCATTGTGTTCATATTCCTTAACTAGAACTAAATTTTTCTCATCATCTTGATAATACATCTGCAATAAGTTAACAACAGTATTTTCTTCAATCCATCTACTTGATCCATTAGTTACAGATATACAACTATACTGTTTTAAATCTTTTTTTATTCTATAATCTGATGTTAAAATAAATTTATCATTAAAACATGAGAATAAGGATCCTGGCGATATCTCTTCAAGATACTTCATCCTCCCAATCCTCCCATATTTCTTCTTGACGAATTTCTTCCAATTTTGATCTAATTTGTTTTTTAATTCTGCTTTTGTCTCTAGACTCTGAGTCTTGGCCCCTATTTTTATCTAGGAACTTGTATTTTATTTTGTTTCTTCCGTATTTTTTTCTATCGTCTGAATTGTCTTGTGTAAAAGACATTTTTTGTCTCCTGTGAGTATGATACCATACAGTTACGAGATGTCAAGCGTAAAATTTGGAACTTGACTTTTTGTAAAAACAGCATATATATTATGCAGCGGGGTGAAGTTATATCTCTGGTGTTATTATTCCATATCCCTCGTATCTTCTAACTCCAGTGTATTCTTGATCATTTAATTTTCTAGTATGTTGTTTAAAATGCTCTATAATATCCTTCTGGTTGATTCTTAGTTTATTATCATTATTATTTCTTCTAAGATAAGAAAGATATAGAGACATGCACCCTACAGCAAATGGTGTAGCCATGCTAGTCCCGCTCATGGTTGCATAATTATTTCCTGGTACACAACTCATTATATCTGAACCCGGAGCTAAAAAATCTAGAGATTCTCCTGAGCAACTAAATTCGCATAGCATTAATTCTCTATTTATTGCTCCTATACATATTGTTTGCTCATACCTTGCTGGAAAATTAATTTCATGTTTTAATCCACTATTACCAGCAGCACAAAAAACTGCTACTAGTTTTTCATGAGCTTTTATTAGTGATTTTTCTATTCTAACCGAAGGAAAATCAGAACCTAATGACATTGTAATAATATCAGCCCCATTTTCTACTGCATAATCTATTGCTGATGCTACATCATTATTTGATCCTGATCCATTATCAGACAATGCTTTTATTGGCATAATTTTTGTTTTTGGCGCAATTCCAACAACTCCTAAATTATTATTTATAGCAGCTATGGTTCCAGCAACATGAGTTCCATGACCATTACCATCCGAAAAATTATTAGATTGCGATATTACATTATATCCATTAATAATATTTTCTTTAATATCAATATGATTACTATCGCAACCAGTATCGATAACAGCGACTATTACATTATCTCCATTTGACTTATGCCATATTTTTTGAACATGAAAATCATTAATCGCCCATGGTAGAATTTGGGCAGACCTAGGGTCAAATCCATATATTGGTTGTTTAATATGTGGTAATAGTTTACACTCTCTTCTTCTCATTTTATTTGACCTTTTGCTTTTAAAATTTTAGAACTAAAAATATTAGCGTCTTCAATTATATCTGGATTATGAGACCACCAGTTCATTAAGTGTCCAAATATAAAATGACAGTATTTATCACACAAAGTAATTAAATTATTTGGATCTAATTCCTTTGACGGATCAAGATGTACAGGAATAATATGATGCACTTCAGGACGATAAGAAGATCCACACACCATACAATTTGGCTGTTTGATAAGATGAGTTTTTCTTAATTGTCTCCATTTTGGAGATCTGTTTGTAGTTTTAAGAATATTAAATTTAAATATTGATAAAATCCACATATTAATCCAGTATAGATGCTGCTATAAGGCAACCTTTTGCTACAGAATGCAGAGGGTCTGACGCATGTACTACTTCCGAAATTTCTAATGGAAAATTATGCTCTACTAGTTTTAATTTTAAATGATCCACATAACCTTCTGCTTTAGATGTTCCACCAGCTACAACTATTTTAATAGGATGCTTAAACTTTGGCAGAGCTTTATGATCAGATAAAGCAAAAGATAATTGTTTTGCTGTATAGTCTATAAGTCGCTCATAATATGCTGACACAGCAGCCAAAACAGGATTTTCGTTTGGTTCACCTACTTTAAAACCACCGGCTTCCTTCTCTACCTGAATTACACTATCCGGCTCTCCGGTCGCTACAGAAGCCATACGATCAACCCAGTCGCCTGACTTGGTTGTGCTAAAGACTACTGTTGGTTCACCATTTAACATAACGCACACGTTTGTCATACCAGCACCGCAACTTACCCCGATACCTGTGTAATCATCTTTTTCTAGTTCAGCATAACATAATGCTTCAGCTTCATTAATTGATTTAGCCACATATCCACATTCTGCTAGTATAGTCTTTACTACATCTTCATGATATCCAACATCAAAATCATCATCTTCTTGATCAACTGGTTGTGCTGGTATACAAAAAATCAGTTTTTCATTTGGTTCAGATGCTTGACCGGCAACTTCTTTTAAAATATATGCCAATATTCTTTTCGCGTCTTTTTCTTTAACAGACACTACGCCTCTATACATTGGCCTACGAGCAGTCTCATTTCTTTCTATGGCTTTTTCTATAGCATCTTTACCTAGAAGAACAAAAGATCCGTCACTATCTTTAATAAAAACTTTGCCTTTTAATCCTTTTTCTATCATCTTATTAGCTACAGGAGTGGATGGTTTAATAATATAAAACGCATCTCTAAAATCAGTATATGTAATACTTTTTCCTGATTGCTGAGATAATACAATAAACGATGTGCCTACATCTAATCCTTTTGCCATATAATAACCTATCCTTTCATTTGTTTCAGTCTATTTACGGATTCTGATATGTCCGTGTCCACTATTTTTTGTTCTGCTAAATTAGTAAATTTTTTTTCTAGTTTTGTAGTATCAATATTCAATACCACTTTTGTTTCATCAATATCTAATTTTTTAGTTTGATTATTGCTATTATGATTTGTATTGTTTAATTTTATATTTGATGGTGTACCAAGATTATTATGATATTTTACTAAATATATTCCTATTAGTACTGATAATAATGATCCAATAGTTTGTAAAGATAAAATAATTGATATGGCAAACCAATCAGAATAGCTCATAATATAATACACCGTAAGTTTGACTACAATATGATTAAAATACACAATATTTGCAGTAACTTTACAAAAATCTTTAAAACACAAAAAGAAAACAATAAGAACTTTTTCTTATTTGCTAATAGAAAAAATAGTGTTTTTGATGACAAGCTCAAAGAAGATGAGATATTTCTTAATAGTAATAGTATAAGCGTATTTTTCAATACCGCCCAACCTATTATTCAATCTAAGTTTATAGCTGATCATCCATTAAAATGGATATTTTATAGGTGTTTAGCTAAAAATGAAAAGTACGGAACGTTCTTTAGAGACTTAGAATTATTAGAACGTTTTTATTTTGATAGATATTTTTTTATACCGGATTTTTTTGATCCAAAATATAGATCGAAAAATTTTTTTATACCGACTATTGACTATTTAATTTCTAAAAACATTGATACATCAAAAATAGGCCACTTAACATTATTTGATCCAACAGAACTCTCTAGGGTTAAAGAACTGTATGATAAAACTAAAACACCTAGTACTGGTTTTTGGATCTATTTATATTTGAGAGGACTTTATCCTAAGTCAATTATAACTTTAGTCGGATATAATTCTGTTATAGATCCAATATATCATGACGCCTCTTTTGAGAAAGCCTATTTATTATCTCATATACAAAATAAACTATGTAGATCTATATCATGTTTTGATGCGGCCTAACACTCTGCCCTTCTGTGTTCTTGCAACATATCCCATTCTGATCATATATGGTTCGATGCTATTTTCAATTGTCTCCATAGCAATACCGGTCATACTAGATATACTTTTTAACCCTAGAGGGTTTCCGATATTCTTCTTAAGAACATTAATATAACTAAGATCATTACAATCAAATCCATTTTCATCTATCCCCTGACTCTTAAAAATTTCATTAATAGGAATATTTGTATCCTTATGGAAAGCAACATAGTGCTTATACCACTGCAATCTAGCATTAAGAATCCTAGGAGTTCCCTTGCTTCTCTTAGCAATCTCTATCATATCTTCATCCGAAAGATTTAAACTTAGCTTATCAGCATTCGATCCTGCAAGTTTAGCTAGTTCATCTGGACTATAAAAAGTCAAATGCTCCTTGATTGTAAATCGATCATAGAATGGCTGACTAAGACTACCTCCGCTCGTTGTCGCACCAATAAGTGTGAATACTGGAAGATCAATCGACTCCGGTTTGTTCTCAATCAAAATGTCAAGCCTATAGTCTTCCATAACAGGATATAAAAATTCTTCAACAAGCTTTGGTAGACGATGGATTTCATCAATAAATAGAACTGATCTAGGATCAATACCCATTAGATAAGGAATAATATTTTTTGGACTGCGAACAGTTGCAGCATTGACAGTGTAAATATTAACACCCATTTCATTTGCTATTGATGTAGCAATAGTTGTTTTACCAAGACCCGGAGGTCCGTCTATTAAAGTATGGGGCATAACCTGACCAGAGCTTTTACAGCCCTCAACCATGATTTTCAAACGATTAACAACCGATTCCTGTCCAATAATATCATTAAAACAAGATGGTCTCATACCGTTAGACATATTTATCTCCAAAATGTGTAAGTGAGCAAGCAATAAGATTTTTAATATCTGTTGAATTAGTTAATTCAAATGACTCTTTAATCATTTGACTACTTTCCTCAGATGTATACCCGTACCCAGAGAGTATTTTAACACACTCGTCTAGTATGTCAAGTGGCACGGAGTTTTCCTTGACTACTGGTTTTGATTCTTCCGATAAGAATTCTATATTGATAGTACGTATCCTTTTTGGAACAATAATACTACCGCATTCACATACGATCTTAAAGTTTTTAACTTTAGCTTCTCTTAAGAATATCCAATGATCGTTACGACATTCTGGACAAGAATATTTAAAGCTAATATCATAATCATCTGGTTTAAGATTTTTTATCAGTGTTTTCGTTTTCTTCATCTTCTTTAACCCAAAATACAAAGTCATTTAAATTACTATCAAAAGCGCTTTCCAAGAATCCCTCCATAGATAATTTATGAAGCATATTACTAACTAATCTTGAGTTTAATGATTCTATAAATGCCATATATGCCTTATCTGAAATACGATATAGAATTTGGTTCTTTTTGTTTTTATATTTCTTAAGATGTTGCTCGGCTATTGCTAAACATTCTTGTTGAGGTAAGCACCTATTAATTTCTTCTTTTTCATCATCGTCTAATTCATCTAAGCTCATTTTGATATCTTTTATATCTTCTTTTTGATCTTTTTCTCCAAAAGCATCATAAACCAAAACTCTGCTAGCTTCAACAAATAAATCTACATTAGTTATATCATACCATTCTTTTTTCATAATAATATTTAGTTCAGTATATCGAACATACCCTTGTAGTAATGTGGTTGTAGTACAAAATGTACGGCATGGCTTTTAATATGATTCAAGTATTTGATAGATAGTGGATCATTAATAAAATACTTACTTTTCCATATCGGTTGATTTTGATAGTTAACCCCCAAACACTGGAGGGGTTTTTTACCCTTACCAGTGCTGGGAGAAGAACTATTCACAGGAAACGACTTTGCAGGAAAACCATAAACATACCAAGTTTGAGGAGACACCTCTACTATATCATTTAATGCATCGTATAACATTTTACCCCAAGCGTCCCATGCGTCTGGATCAAATTTGAAGTAGTGTTTATACTGACTATCAAGATTATTTTGACTATCATCATAGTCATAGTTATAGTCATCTTCAAAACTATCATCTTCTTGATGCATTGTGTTTCCTCCTGTTAGAAAGGCAAGAATATTCTACACCTCTAATACAGATTATCCGATACAAAATTTATCACTAAGTTGATTAGCCAAGTCCTTTGCTGCACTACTAAGAAATCGATTATTGCTAAAGTAAAGCGGAGTCGATACTTGATTAAGGAACTCAACGACCGTCTTTAAAAGCTTGGTCTGGGGACCATCCAGTTCTAAATCCTTGCCAGCCACACCCAAAGAGAGCGGTTCAAGGGTGTCTGTATCATCACCATCAACGTCCCCGTCCAAATCTCCATAACTAGGTACGGCAAGCATAGCATCTCCATAGGCACGTTCATACCCATAAATTGTTTTTGTACTATATGATTCCTCATTTCTCATCTGGTTTAGAATATCAGTAGCAACATTTACTGATACTGGTACTCCTGTAACGTCAGACTTCTTATAAGCCTGTGCATATCCCTTATACCATTCATCACTACACTTCTCAGGAATAATCTGAAGGGTAGCAGGCTGGCCCGTTAGAGCAGTCTTTAAGTCAGCAACATTAATTGGCAGACCAGTTGAACCGGGAAGCAAACTGGTAAAGTATGGAGCCTTCTTTTCCCACTCCTTACGCCACCAAGTATAAGGAACACGATAAATCTGGTTAGGTTTGATCGCTCTTGGATCACCATCAAAGTAATTTACAAGCTTTTTCTGAAGACCATTCCAAAAAGTCTTGTTATGGCCCACAATCTTACGAGAAGCATCATCAAAAATCCAGTAGCACTGATAGCCATTACGAGTATCTACTACCCAGCTAGGCTTAACAGGAAATTCGTTGATCTTTTTAAGGAAAGCCTTCTTCTTTGTCATCACAATGCTAGGCTTAAAATACTTGCCGTCATTATCACGACCAGCATCCATATCACAGAAACAGCAAGTAAACTGCTTGATAGCATAAAGTTTACGCCCTCCATTAACGTAGAAGTAAACATCTGAATGGTTCTTTATGTTTGCAGCAATCGCCTCTACAAGACCATCATCACCAGAAGCATGACTCATAGTGCTAATTTTCTTGCGTGGATTACCATTGTAAACAAAGATATGACTCTGATTAAATGAACTCAAAAATCTGTGACGATTCTGTGCATTTCCACCAGCATGAACATTATTGTTCTTATCAAACGGATTAAAAGCCAACTTATCGCTAAACATAATACTTCCTTTTCCTGTGCCTCTACCTACAAACGTATAGAAATGCCGGGATAAATCACATAACTTATCAGTATCAACATCCTATTTAAAAAGATGGTAGTGGAATCGAACCACTCTTTAACTAGTATCCGCCCAGCGGCCCATCTTCTTCCGGTCGCTTTTTACGGCGACCAAAATGCATTATAGATCAATAATCCTGGTCAGGATCATAATCTTCTTCATCCTCATCGTCCTCATCAAACTGATCCCAATAAGTATCATCATACTCGTCGTGAAGATCCTCATCCTCATCATAGTATTCATCTTCACTAAAGTCGCTCTTATAAAGAGGCTTGAGAAGTTCGCCCTGATACTCACCGACTACTTCATATCGGCAGGTACGAAGTTTCTCACAATTACAATCACTAGGAACACTGACTACATCTTTCGGATTAATCTTAACAATCACAATCTTATCCCCAGAATCAACGCTGCCATAATTAGCAACGTAGTTTAATGCACCAGCATGAAGCCCCTGCGAACAACCAACAGATCGATTATCATCAACCTTTGCTCGTTGCATTTCACAAACCTTGCCAACGTGATTATCAAAAGTGCCACGATACTTGTCCATAAAATCACTACGAACTGCCTTATAGGCCAAGAAATGACCATCCTCAGTAATCGGCAGTAGTTCATGCTCCAAGAAATCATACAGTTCCTTTTGACTCTGCATACTGGGATTTTCCATGAGATTATTCAGAAAATTAACAAGGGGCTGAAAAGGCAGACCTTTGCTCATAAACTCCAGAATACGCTTACTAATACTACCATGAACTTCTTCGCCCTGATAGAAAACCTTTCCGTTCTTTACTTCCACCAGACCATCACTAAAATTAGCGACAGCCTTTTCAATGTCAACCAACTCTGCCAACTCATCATTGGTAGCAGTTGGAAGAACCTCCAGAATCAATCGATAATTAATATGATCTGGAAGAACTTGATGAGCCTTATTGTTAAGGATCAGCGTCAAATTACCATCAACCCACATAAAAGGAACACTCAT